GCCCCGGCGGGCGATAGCGGAAACAACAGCACAATCCTTTACGGCGGCAAGGGAGCGCTTGCCGGGCTTTTCGGGAGGTAGTTTATGAAACGTTTGCAGATAGCGGTTCCCGACCTTAACGACAGCTTTTCCCGCGTTATACTCGACGGCAAGCTATATCACATACGTTTTACGTGGAACGATACGGCGCGGCGCTGGAGTTTTGGTTTATATACCATGCAGCGCGAGCCGCTGGCAGTCGGCCTGCGCATGGTTCCGAGCTTCCCGCTGAATATTCAAATAGTAGATGAGCGCATGCCTTCCGGCACATTCGGCGTATACAGCGACAGGGAAAGCGTCGGGCGCAGGGATTTTATCGAAGGTAAAGCGGTATTTGCATATCTCCCGGTCGGTCAGGAGGGATAAAGTGAAACAATTCGACCGGCAATATCGTTTTTCAGCGGGCAAGTCCGGCGGCGAGGGTTTTGAAGTCTGCGCGGATTCGCCGGAAAATCCGACGGCGCTTCATATCCATTTCAGGATTGAGAAATGCGACACGGAGACGCCTAACACGGCTGTCATATCGCTATGGAACCTTAACCAAGAACAATTGGCGATACTTAATGAAGAGGATTGCCTTGTAACGCTGCGGGCGGGATACGCGGGCAATATGGCGCTGATTTTCGTTGGGACGGTGATATTCGTATCGACGGAGCTTGACGGCGCAGACCGCGAAACAAAGATTGAAGCTGTTGACGGCAGGGTGGAATTGCGAGATTCGTATGTATCGCTTTCGTATTGCGGGCTTATCAATACAAAGAAAATTATTGAGGATACGGCGGCGAACATGGGCATTCCGCTCACATGTTCATATAACGCGCAGTTTGCGAACTTGCCAAACGGCTTTTCGTGTATCGGCCCCGGACGCGTTGCGCTTGATAAAGCCTGCGCCTCTACCGGCTTGCGGTGGCAGATACAAAACGGCGTCATGCAGGTGAAGGTTAAAGACGACACGATGAACCGCGAGGTCTATGTCTTGTCTCCCGATACGGGTTTGATAGGCATACCGAAAAAAATTAACTTTGGCAAAGACGCGGAAAACAGCGAAGACCAATCCGGTTTTGAGGTCGAATATCTCTTAAATGGCGCAATAGGCGTCGGCGATTACGTCCGCCTCGAAAGCAAAGCCGCGCAAGGGTATTTCAGGGTACGGTCGGTAGAAATGGACGGCGACAACATTGAAGGCTCATGGATGTGCGCCGCAAGGCTGATAGAAGCATGACAATAAAGGAGTTATTAATGAACCTACAGATGTTGAAACAATTGGAAGATTTAAAAGAAGAGCATTTACTGTTGTATCAGGAATTGTGCGAGTTGCGCAACGAAGGCCACAAAGCGTTTAAGCAGGCTGTCCGGCAGGAATTTATTGATTATTTCAGCAAAAACGGTTTCGCCCGCGACGACGACGGAAACAGCGGCGTAACGATGCGATACAAACGGTCTGCGGTCAGCTTGCATGAGTACGTAAGCGATGTTTTCAGTTTTAAAATGCGGGATGCTTTTGAGCATACCGTTCACGTCCATCAGGATTGCGATGGGTATAAACCTACTCATGTGAATGAAAAATTAACAATGGAAGACAGGATTGCTCACGAAATCAAGGCGATTGAGGCGCTAAAGGCGTCGATAACGAACTTTACGCCATGCCGCAACTACCTGACATTGGACAAACAACAGAAACAATACGACGGCTTTTCGGAAATTATCGACAAGGTCATAGGACAGTGACTCATGCTTCAGGAATACACGCAGGCAATGAAAGAATTAATGGCGGATAAAATACGCGACATTCACACCGTTATACCCGGCGAAATCGTGTCATTCGACCCGGACAAATGCGAGGCGTCCATACAGCCGCTTGCAAAGTACAAAAAGCCCGGCGGCGAAATGATAGACTTCCCGCAATTGAACGAAGTCCCGGTATTCTTTTTGCAAAGCGCGGAACAGACGGCGACGCTTGTCTACCCTGTCAAACCGAAAGATTACTGCCTGGTTTTCGTATCAGAACAGACTCTTGACACATGGCGAACCGGCGCGGAATCAAGCATAGATTTACGGTTTGACCTATCAAACGCCGTTGCCGTTGTCGGGCTTTTCGTCAAACCAAATCCGCTTGTAAAAGAGGCTTGCGACGATGACGCGCTCATAATCGAAAAAGACGGCGAGCGCGTCCGGTTGAAAAAGGGCGAGACATACGTCCGGGACACCGCCGGGCAGTCGATAACGCTGACGCCGGACGCGGTAACGGTAATTGCCAATAACGCCGTTGTGCAATCGTCCGGCGATGTGTGTATTGAGGCTGACGGTAATCTGACCGCCGAGGTAGGCGGCAGCGTCAGCATTACCGCGCCCGGAAACGTGGACATTACCGGAGATGTATCAATAACCGGAAAACTGACCGCAACCGTCGACGTTGCAGCCGGCAGCATCAGCCTGAAAGGGCATAATCATATGTATAGCCCCGGACCTGGCAGCCCTACGCCGACAGCGCCGCCGTCATAACGCATGGCGTAAACCCGTATCAATATTGAATAATCTTTTAAGGGGCGGAAACGCCCCTTTTGCTTTTCAGGGAAGGAGTCGGGCGGCGTATGTTGAGTAAAGAGCGGCAAGCCCTTTTTGACGATATTCGATTGCGTTTTTACGAGCGCCGTCCAGATATGCCCAGCGCCATTGCGTGGGCGAATGAGCAAAAGAGGAAAAACGCCGCGTTTCATGAAGGCATCAAACAATGGGCGGAGGAAAATGCGGGCTGGTTTGAAAAATGGAAGCTCGACCCGGAGCGCAAGCGTAAAAACCGCGAAAGCAGCGCCCGGCAGAGCAAATGGGCAGCAGATAACGCTGAATACCTCGCCGCGTGGAAACGCAAAAACGAACTGTGGCACAGGATTCTCAAACTACAGGAAGAAAAACGCCGCTCGGATGCGGAAGAAAACTGGATAGACGTAAACGGCACCCCTGTGAAGATCGAAGAAGGGCAAACACAGGAAGAGTCCGTCAAAAATTTCATTAAGAAAAAAGAATCCGAGCGGGAAGCCCAAAAAGAGGCTGAAAAGGAAGCTACGGCGGCCGCAACACCCAAATTGGCTTTTGACCCGGAACCGACAGCGTATAACTTCATTAAGCCCGAAACCGCAGAGAAGGAAGCCCCAAAGGGCTGGAAAGCCCAGGCGCGGGAGGCTAAAGCGGAACTCGAAAAGAAGTTTGAAGGATATAGCCCGGAAGCGCGAACATATCTTGATGACAACATTAATTCTCGTATAATTGGAATTGCGGAAAGTATGCCGGATGATATTGGCAGTTTGTCGGGAAAGGGCAAAATCGAGATAAACCCACATACCGGCATAGCAGAAACCATCGGAGGACATGGAAAAATGCGCGTTAAGTCCTATGCGACAGTTCCCGAAATCGCTGATATGGCGGAATCACCCGGTCGTATCCGCGATGCTATACGGTCTGGCAAGGAAACTCCATTGTATATAGAAATTAAGCGGCGCGTTGCGGAAAGTATGCTTGATGATCCTCATGGACACATCGCAAGGATATACGGCGAAGCCAGCGCCCGCGAAGCAGTGGGCGACAAGAGTCCGCGCGAATTTTGGGAATCACAAGCGAAAGCGTGGAATCGTAAAGACGATGACGTGCCCTTCTAGCGTTGCTTTCAGCTAAAAACCGATATATAATTTGAAAATTCAAAGGAACAGAAGAGTATGAATATACCGCCATGGGATAAAAAAGCATATGCTGTTGAACGTGTAATGTCCGACCTCGCCGTTTCAAAAGCGTTCATAGCGATTGTATTGATAAGAGGTCGTCGTTACCTTTCATCTATGCTAAAGGACGGTTTACTTACCGTTGACGAGATAGTTGACTACCTCCGTTGGCCTGAGGGTCATCCGAACCGCGAAAAGGCGCGATATGTCCGTGGAATAGACCTCAAGCAGTACGCAATGGCTGACTCGGCATGAGTGAACCCAAAGGCATTGTCCTATTTGAGAAAAAGCACGTCCGCAGGGTTTGGGACGCAGAAGCGGAAAAATGGCAGTTTTCCGTGGTTGACGTTGTTTCGGTGTTGACTGATAGCAATACTCCACGCCGTTACTGGAACGATTTGAAGCGTAAGCTTAGGGCTGAGGGCAGTCAGTTGTCCGAAAATATCGGACAACTGAAAATGGAAGCTGCCGACGGGAAGAAATACCTCACAGACGTTGCCGACGCGGAACAGGTTCTCCGTCTCGTCCAGTCGATTCCAAGCAAAAAAGCGGAGCCTTTCAAGCTATGGCTTGCCAAAGTCGGGCATGAGCGTATGCAGGAGATTGAAAATCCTGAGCTTGCCGCTAAACGTATGCACGATATATACCTTGCAAAAGGATACAGCGCGGATTGGGTCGCCTTGCGTATGCGTGGCATAGCTACACGGGAGACATTGACTGACGAATGGAAGAATCGTGGAATAACCGAATCAAGGGACTATTCAATCCTTACCGCCGAAATAAGCAAAGCCGCTTTCGGCATGACTCCTTCTGAATATAAAAATTTTAAAGGGCTTGGCAGGTCCGGCGATAACCTGCGTGACCATATGACTGACCTTGAATTAATTTTTTCGCAATTAAGCGAGGCGGCCACAACGGAAATAGCAAGAAACACGGACGCGCAAGGTTTTAATGAAAACAAAGACGCGGCGTCGCGCGGCGGCAAAATCGCCGGGGATGCCCGTAAAAGCTTGGAAACTCAGACTGGGCGTCCCGTATCGACAAGGGATAATTATAAATATTTAACGGAAAGCAAAAAACGCAAAGCATTGAAAGAGTAAATTTATAGCTGCGGCTTGACGTGAAGCGGAAGGCGGACTCGGCTTAGAAGGAGGCAGAAGATGGATGTAATGGATAATTTTCGTGTAATCTACAAGATATTGACCCTCTACAAAAACGCATTGTGGGAAAAAGGTGTTTCAATGGACGATTTGATGCCGGACAAACTGGAAACGTCCGAGACACACATCCGCAACATTCACCTCGTTTTGAGTAACGCGGGTTTAATAATCGGCACTAACGGTGAAACCGTTATCACTCTGGCAGGGCTTGAATACCTTGCGCGCAATGAACAAATGAGGCGAATTGCTGGTGAGCGCAAACCTTACAGCTACTAAATAAATTGACTATTTGCACGAGAAAATTATGGCCGCGTCTGCGGCCTTTTTTATTTGAGCCGCCTTTAACCGGGCGGCTTTTTTATGCCCGAAAGAAAGGAGGCGGCGGTCATTATGAAGGATATTTTACTGACCCCGGACGGGGATTTACATGTAAGCGAAACCGGCGACATCGTTATTACTGACAGCGTCCGGCAGGCGGCGCGAATCCGCCTCCTGTGGATTATGGGAGAGTGGCGTTTTGCGCCCGCGTTCGGTGTCCCGTATTACGAAGACATTCTTATTAAAAAGCCGAATATAGCAAGAATCCGAAGCATCGCCAGGGACGAGGTTATGAGCGTAGCTGAAGTAATGGACGCCAGGAACATTGCAATCGACATTAACGCGCCGGCAAGAAAAGCCGCAATCGCGCTTGATATTGTGACCGCCGAAGATTCGTACAGAGAGGAGGTAATGATTTATGGCTGATTCCGGTTATGGAGTAACCCGTCAAGGCGTGATAGTTAAGCGTCTCGATACGATTATGGGCGAGCTTCACGACGACCTGTCCGCAGGCTGGGGAGTAAACACCCGGCTTAATCCGAAATCGTTTTTGAACGTCCAGCTTACGGCGTATGCGGACAAAATAGCGGAACTTTGGGAGTTTGGCGAGCAGGTGTATCACTCGATGTACCCGTTCAGCGCCGAAGACATGAGCCTTGATAACGCGGTTCAATTCGGCGGTATCTCCCGCGAGGAAGCAAGACCGACGTACTACCCGATACATTGCGAGTGCGTTGACGGTACGACGATACCGCGTGATTCTCTGATAAAAACGGCAACGAATCCGGCTATACAATTTCGCGCAAAGGCGGATACGACCGTCACGCGCGGCGCGTTCAATCGGGCAAATGTCCGTGTTGCCGTGGTTCAGCCCATGACGATATACACCGTTGCGCTTGACGGCGATTTGTATTCCTATACCAGCGGCGAAACCGATACGGCGGAGGACATTCCAGCCGGGCTTGCGTCCGCAATAACGAACGAAGACTTTACGGTTACATATTCAGCGGATCTGCTGACGCTCGCGGCGGTCAATCCGCAAAAAAGCCATGAGCTTGTCCTGAGCGGCAATCTCACGACGCAGAGCGTTACGGGCATCGTCGGCTACGAAAGCGAGACGCCCGGAGAGATCAATTTACCGAACGGCACTATCACACAGATCGTTACAAATGTTTCCGGATTGATAAGCGTCGTAAATATCCTGCCATGTATAGCGGGGCGGCTGTTGCAGGATGACGTCGGTCTTAGAAAATCCTACATAGATAAAATCTTTGCCCGGTCAAACCGCATGATAGAAAGCATTAAGAGCGCAATATCTCTGAATGTGCCGGGCATAAGAAGCGTAGCCGGATACCAGAACGATACGAACATCGTTGACGCTTACGGACGCCCGCCGCATTGCGTTGAGATGGTTGTAGACGGCGGCGCGGATAATGAGATTGCCCTACAGATATGGGACAAGAAAACCGACGGTATTCAGACATTCGGCTCGGTAGAGGTTGCAATCGTCGGTGACGAGGGCGAAATGGTAACGATGCGATTCAACCGCCCGGAATACGTTCATGTGTGGTTCCGCGTCACGATAATGATGAGCAACACGGAACCGCTTCCGCCGAATTACGTCGAAGCGACAAAGGATATTATCTGCGCGGAAACGGCGACGGTCGAGCCTGGTAGGCCGATTATTCCGCAACGGCTGATCGAAGGAAAGATGTATGGCGTCATACCCGGTATTGCGTATATCGAAACCCGGACGTTTTATTCTACGGACGCGAATGAACCGCCGGATGATTATGTTGCCGGTATTGTGCCGATTACCCCGCGCCAGCGAGCCGTAACGGACGAAACGAGAATCGAGGTGTTGCTTGGATAACGGCAATTATCTCAAAAAGCTCCGCGACGACATGATTGAACAGTTCAAAGGCAAACCGAATATCGAGGTATTTCAGGCGGCGCTGGCCAGACAGCTATCGGATGTCTACGCGTTTTTCGATGAACTCAATACCTGGCGGTGGTTTGAAAACGCCGAGGGCGTTCAATTGGACGGCATCGGCAACATCGTTGTCATGTCGAGAGCGGAGGCGCTTGCGGTCTCAAAGCAGGCAGAGCAAAACATACCGATGGAAGATGAGACGTATCGTCTTTACCTTGCGTGGAAGAACGCGCTCAATACGACGAACTGCACACACAAAGACAGACACAGCGCCCTGAAAATGTTCTGGGACAAAGCGCCGATTTACTACTCGGAAAGACCGGAACACCCGGCAACGATTTTTTTAACCATATCGGAAGCTATCACTGATTCCGAGGCGGAAATATTCCAGATAGCTAAATCCGTAAAGGCGGCTGGCGTCGCTGTGCATTTTATTTTCAGCGGCGAAGTCACCGTAACAGACTACTCCGTAGTCTGGACGCATGAGAAGACGTGGGCATTTGTAAGCGAAACGGAACCTATTGTTGATACCGTAACGGATTACAGCGGATGCGCGACTACTGAAATCATAAGGGAGGTATATGTAGAAAATGGCTGATATTAATCTCGCATTGACGACAAAAGGACAGGCGCTTAAAGCAAAAATCGAAAAAGGCGACGGTACTGTTCCGTTGAACATTACGAGGGTCGTG